CTGCAGAACTGGAAAATTTGACATCTTCTCCCGGTTCTAAAAATTGCATTGTCCCCGGTTCTAACCCCGCAAACGCCATGCCTTGCTCGTTTACCCCTTTTTCTCCGAACATTGAAGCTTCAGGATCTAGTCGAGTTACAAATCCCGCAAACATTGCTGCAGTTTTCTTTCTTACAAGCTCGGCATCTTCGTATTGATCAAGTTCGTGAAGTTTCAACAACACACTGCTTAACCATGGTTCGCCTCTGATCTGTCCGGGGCGGTTCTGCTTGTATATGTGAAGTATTTCGTTTGCAGGAACACGTACGGAATCTATAGTCGCTCCCATGAATGAATCACCGGGATGCTCTTTGTATAAATAATAAGCGACTCTCTTACCGGATTTATCGAACTCAATTCCTGTTTTAATGACATTTCCGTTCGACAACTGATAATCCTTGGACGTATCAAGGTGTTCTGCCTCTAACACCTGCAATTTGAGAGGCACAGTCGAGTTTTTCTTATCAACTTTGATTCTGACAAAGCATTCTCCCGCCTCAATGACACTTCGAAGCACAAGGGCCTGCAAACCGTAAAAATCACAAGTCCCCATTGCATCTGCTTCGTCTGTCCACTGGAGCCATAGAGATTGAATGTTTTTCCGAAATTCCGCATTTTGAGCTTTGGATTGAGGTTTAATTCCTGTGCCTATGCAATTAGAAACGATTGCCTCAACAGCATTTGCTGCGTAGGGATTGTTTCTGATTTTGTCGTGAGATCGAGTCCTCAAGGTATTTATATTCGAAGACAAAAGAGAATTAACCGAAGACGTCGACGGATACCAATTCCCCAAACGCTTCCCGTGACCAGCTCCGTCATAGGGAGTTTGAGCTTTCCTCTTGAACAGATTTGCAATCGAATTGAAAAGTTTCATTTCAAACCCTTTGATGTCGAAAAAATCACCTGACGTTTCGTCGAAGATGACATGCTTGCCATAATTTGATTGCGCAACTTCAGCAAATCATCTAGGTTAGTCACAGCGTACTGAACATGCGTGTCTCCATAGGAAACAGACGTCACTCGCTTTCCCGACTGCAAATCCAGTATCGCGCGCTCAATCGCTATTAAGTCTTCACTCGTATACATTAAAATTCCCTTTCAAATGTATATATGCCGTTTTTATGATTTTTTTTTGATCGGATTGTATTTTTTTGATTTTTTTTCAAAATGCTTGCTTTGTTGTACAATATATGGTACATTAAAGATAATGTTATGGGAGATATGAAATGAATACAGTCAATGCTTCGAGTGCTCGCCAGAATTTTTTTAACATTTTAGCTAGCACTTCCACTGGAGACCCTATGTTGATTACATCTAAAGCGGGAAACTGCGTGTTGGTCTCTGAAGAGGAATGGAACTCTGTAATAGAAACTTCTTTTCTGATGTCCAACCCCAAAACACGTAACGATATCATTGAAGGATTAAAAACTCCGTTGGATGAATGTTCGGACACCTTGCCATGGTAAAGTGGTCCATTAAGTATACGAAGCAGGTAACCGTCGATTCTGTCAAAGTAAAGAGAGCGGGATTAAAGAAAAAAGTTCAACGATTGTTAGATTTAATAGCAAAGAATCCATATGCAACTCCCCCTAGTTTTGAGAAGCTACTAGGATTTCAAAATGTTTACAGTCGACGAATTAACATTAAGCACAGGTTGGTTTATGAAATCATAACTGAAGAAAAGACTGTAAAAATAATATCTATTTGGGGACATTACGATGACAATTAACTACATCCACCGACTTCGAACTATACGAGATCGCTGTGATTCTTCTTTTGGTTTTATCGATGTTCCCTTTTGTTGGTTAATCAGTATTTCCCATTTCCTTTTGCTCCATCTGTCTAATCCGAGAGCAATTGCCGCAGCTCTTGCGTAAACCCTGCAGTCCAAAGCCTCGTTTCTGTCTCGCGTTTTCTGCCATTCTCGTTTTGGATAGCCCTTTACAATTTTGGTCACCAACTGTTCGGCGGTAAGTTGTTTGAAATATTCGGTCGCGTGTTCTGGAAAGTGACAATAGCCATGAGGAATTGAACCGTCCTCACGTTTTGTTTTCTTCAACCATCCGTAGAGTTCACCTTTTAAAATCGAAACTCCGAGCTTCCAAAGCCGCACACCGCCCGATATTTTCTTACCTTTGTAATTTATATCGACTTTGGTCGGAGAGTTAAGCGGCACAAGCGAGTTATCGACACCCTTAATTGCCATAACATTGTTGAAAGACTGACTGCGAACCCAGTTGTACACCTCCTGAGTCGCAAATCCCGTGTCAACAGCCAACATATTGATTTTCCTCGCAATTCCGTCCTCAGATTCAAAGTCTTCTTCAAGAATTCGCGACAATTTCTGCCAGGTCTCCGCATCCGTCGGGCTTCCGTAGATTATTCGGTAATCAATCGACCAACTTTCGAGATTCTGCCCCCAGCCGACAATTTCCGCTTCTAATCTGTCGTTTTGAACATCGACTCCGGCTGTTAATACGTATGCCCCTTGAGGCACTGTGCCAATTCTGTAATGTTCTCGACGATCAAACAGGACGCCCCAGTCAGGAGAGTCTCCTTTTTCCTCCCAGGTTAAGCCAAGAGTAGTGTTTGTCCAGGCTTTCAGCAACTGCTCATTATCTTTCGCCATTTCATAATTCTGAACACACGCCTCCCAGCTCAACCATCCGACAGGCGAATACAGTGAGTTCAAATGGAATCCAATGACTTTGTCTGAGACTTTTTCTTTGTTTGTCGCTCGCCATTCACCTTTCGAGAGCATTTCGGTTTTGTGGTGATCCCGAATAGCTCCTTTACAATTTTCGCACACATAAGTAACTTCAGTAAGATCTGAGTCATAATGGATTCCTTCCCATTTTAAAACTTGAAAATGTCCACAGTGCGGACACGGCACAAAAAAGTAACGCTGATCGGTGTTTTCAAACTCCTTTTCGATTCGCGAAAGTCCTTTTACGGTCGGAGTCGAAACAATCAAAATCTTTCGTCGAGCAAATGTTGCAGTTCGTTGAATAGCCAAGGTAAGTGGATCACCTTCCGAATCTGCATCAGGCGGATAAGCATCAACCTCATCGAGAAACAAGTAACGAACAGGCATGGAGCGCAACCCGACAGCAGAGTTTGCCCCTGTTATAACAATCTGTCCGCCCTGAAACTCCTTGCTTTGAACAGTGTTTCCCGAATCTCGACTGCGCGGATCTTTTACCTTATCGCGCAAACAAACGGTGTCTTGAATCAACGGAGCTAAACGACCTTTCGACCAACGTTTTCCCATCTCAACAGTCGGCTGAACAACTAACATCGGTCCCGGTGCCTGATCGATTATAAATCCAACCCAGTTGTTGCCCGCCTCAGTTCCTCCAATCTGCGCACCCTTCATGAACACCACTTTCTCATAGGTAGAAGAGGGAGACAACGCATCCATAATATCCTTCAAATACGGAGTTCGAGAGGTTCTGAACTTGCCCGGCTCTGATGATGCGGTCTGTGACAATATACGATTTGCATCCGCCCAATCCGACACCGAAATGATTGAGTCGGGTTTTAAGCCAGAGGAAAGAAATTCGTCACAGATATCACCCATTGCTCAATTCTTCCAAAATTGACCGAATCTCATTGGTCAACAGCATGTGGATCTCTCCAGCATCCTGCATTGTGGCTACCAAGGATGAAACTCGATCCGGCAAGTTCAACATAGCATCTCGGATAACACGGCCTTTTCTAAATAATGTTTCTTTCATTTTGTCGGCGGGAATCAAGGATTGCTCTTTTTCCTGTCTTTCCAATTTTAAAATCTTACCGCGCTCAATTTCGTTTTCCAATTTTGTTTGCAACAAAAGTTCTTTGATAGAGGCAGAAACTTTGTTGTTTCGATTATTTTTCAACAAATCTTTTTTAGCTTGAATTTCGTCAACTTTCCCGTCAACTAAACATAACTGTCCGCGCTGTATTTGCTTGCGAACTGCTTCCCTTGAAATTCCCTGTCTACGAGCCCATTCAGCCTGTGTAATTAACGCCATATTTCGCCTCCCTTATATACAACTGTCAACCTGTTTTTAAAAATTCTGACGCTAGCGAAATGGCGGGGGCTTGGCATCCGCAATCGCTCAAAGCTAGGAAGGACCCGTTCCGAATTTTTTATCAAAACCTTCTTCGAATCGCAACACAATACAAAGCCAGTCATTATTTCCTCCATAATGTATATATGCCGTTTTTTTTCATTTTGATTTAGGTTTTTAAATTTTTAAGAAATAATTTTTTTTGTGTGCAAGGTTTATAGTTGCGAATAATCAAAACTATAAACCTAGAAGCATCTTCCAAAGCTAAATATCGTTACAAATCAACAACTTAAATTTACACGGTACGTGCAGATTAGCTTTCCTCAAATTTCAGCACTCTTAAATTATGCACGGAGTTAAAATATTTACGAGCCATATAGATTTATTTAATGGACAGCTTGAATTTCTGATATACCAGTGTTAATCTTTAATAGAGAACAAAGTTGTCCGATGTTTGCTTTTAAGAGACAGATTAGTCCTTAACATAACAGAAAGAAAAAAAATGGGTTTTTATACGAAAAAAAGTTATGCTGGAGAATCATATGAGGCTTACGTTCCGCCCAAATTACCCGTCGACATCGATATTTCAGGTATACGTCATTTGCTAGATAAGGCGAATGTAGCTTTAGGGAAATTAGATGGTGCAAGCTCTATTCTACCAGATATCAATTTATTTATATTCATGTACGTAAAAAAAGAAGCAGTGTTATCTTCTCAAATAGAAGGGACTCAGTCTTCTTTATCAGATTTATTAAAATACGAAGCGGGAGATACTCCTATAGAAACTATAGACGACGTTGTAGAAGTTTCGAATTATGTTGAAGCCCTTAAATATGCTTTAGATCGCATTCAAGTTTTACCCCTATCTTTAAGATTAATTCGCGAAACACATAAAATTTTGCTTACCCATTCTAGAGGACAAAACAAATTACCTGGAGAATTTAGAACATCACAAAATTGGATTGGAGGCACAAGACCTGGTAACGCAATATATGTCCCACCTCCTCCTGAAAAATTGGATGAGTGCCTTGGAAATTTTGAGTTATTTATGCATTCAAAAGATTTACCTTCTTTAATTAAAATAGCGATATGTCACGCTCAATTTGAAACCATTCATCCATTTCTTGATGGTAACGGACGAATGGGACGTTTACTTATTTCGTTAATGCTATACTGCGAACATGTGATACAAAAACCGGTTGTGTATCTAAGTTTATATTTTAAGTTACATCGACAAACTTACTATGATTTGTTACAGAGAGTAAGAACACAACAAGATTGGATATCTTGGATTGAGTTTTTCTTGAACGGGATTACCCATATATGCGAGAATGCGATAGGAGTTACTAACAGGGTTTTAACGTTATTTAGTAAAGACAAAGAATTGCTTTTAACAAAAGGAAAAAGCAATTCTATTAATCTATTAATGGTGTATCAGGCTGTAACGTATTCGCCTATTGTTTCAGCTCAACAGATTGCGAAAGAGACGCAATTATCAGATAAAACTGTTATTCGTATGTTAAAAAAGCTACAAGAGATGGACATTGTACAAGAAATTACGGGAAATTCTCGAAACAAAAAATTTGCATATACAAAGTATTTAGATATATTTCTAAAATAACCCCCGCAACAAAGTTACGAGGGCAGCTAATTTCAAAAATAAAAAACAGATTTCAACAAAACCCGTTGCTGTAATTTTAACACGCCAGTATAAAAAATTTTAACAAAATTCCTTTCTTTCCGTAACCTTACACACTCCGCAAAAAAATAAAAATTCACTTTTTTCCTCTAATTTGATTAACTGTTACCGCAATAGCTATTGAATCCGCCTCGTTGTCATCTATTGGGCTAAATCCCAGCTGCTGCACCGTCTGAATGACTTCTTCTTTGCTTGCATGACCGTTGCCCGTTGCGCTCTTCTTAATAGTCCCGACACCGAGCCCGTATATAGGCACATTCATTGAGTCACACGCAGCGGCCATGTGATATAAAAATCCGCCGTAAACATGACTAGCTTGAATTCCTGTGTGACCGTAAACCTGCTCATAGTAAACAGCCCCTATTTCACATTCTGCGAGAATCCGAATTAACCAATCACGAAAGCAAACAAACCTCCGCCCCAGATGCGTCTTGCTCGGTTGACTAAAGTTCTTTGTGCCGCTTTTGATGACTTTGATACCGTTGTTTTCAAATCTGAAAACACAAAAACCGGTCTTAGTTCCGAGATCCAAAGATAAACAATTGCTCATATACAAAAACTACATATATTCACATAGATATATATGCCGTTTTTCTATTAATTTTCGGAGGAACTAAAAAAAATAACGAATAATTTTAAAATAATTTTATATTTATTCTTGCTTTATGTTTATATTTAGGATAATAGTGAAATTAGTAGTTATTGGTGGGGAAATGGAAATAATTGCCCGATTATTTATATTTTGCCAAATAAAAAAGTTGTCTACCCCCCCCCATTTGTCAAAAAGTTTGTGTTAACAAGTCAATAAATAACAATCAATCCCCTTATAATAGAGAGGTAGTTAATGAATAGCTACCCAGGGATCAGTCCTTTTATTGTTGCCTTAGTTAAAAAATATTCCAAAGCATTGTTCTGTCAATTCGATGGTCAAATAGATCTAGAAGATTTTCAGCAAGATCTAATGATTGCAACGATTCGGTCTCTTGAAAAATTCAATCCACGCCTTGGTTTTATAGAAGACTTTGTTAATAGGTGTTTATTGATAAAGTCCAGGGAAATAGCGCGCAATCTCCACAGACAAAAGAGGAAGACTTTTTTAAACACTTATCAGTTCGAAGCAATTCAACAATATGGTACTGAACAAAATATTTTCGCATCAGCTGAAATCAATAACTTACTTGATTCCCTTCCCGAGGGGTTGAGAAAAAAGGTTAAACATCCAAATACTTTAACCTTTAATACAATAAAAAAAATATTATCGACAGTTGTAAATTTAGAAGGAGTAAAAAAAATGAAAAACATATCATGTATAGAAACGTTATCTGTTCAAGAATTATCCAGACTCAGCGAGACTGATCTGCACGATTTGTCGGAGAAAATCGCCGAAACTCACAATTGGATTAAACAGCTGGTTGAAAAATTCGACATGGCTTTGGTTGCAAAATATTCTGAGGAAGCCAAGAAGAAATTGCACGAAAACGGCACCGATTTCGGAACTTGCAAGCTCAAAAGAAACGGATTTGTCGTCAGCGTTCAGTTGCCGAAAAAAGTCCAATGGAATCAGGAAATCTTGGAAACACTTTACAACAGACTTGATTTTGACGTAAGAAAAGAAATTTTTAAAGTCAGTTTCTCAATCGATGAAAAACAGTTTGCGAAGTTAGGAAAAATCATGACTGATGCTGTCACTCCGGCACGGTCAACCACATACGGAAAGGTTAAAGTCTCAATCAACAAAAACGAGGATAAATAATGAAGATAATCAGCGCATCAGAAAGATTAAAACAACAAACAGGCGTCAAGATGGTTATTTTCGGCGTATACGGCGTCGGAAAAACCAGCTTGCTGCGTACATTGAATGAACCTACTCTGTGTTTGGATTTCGAGGCAGGAATGCTTGCTGTTCAAGACTGGACAGGCGATTCAATTTCGGTTCGTACCTGGGAAGATGCTCGCGATTTAGCTTGCCTGATCGGAGGAGTAAACCCTGCATCTAAATCCGTTTACGGACAACAGCATTACAACGCAGCAAAAGCAAAGTTCAAAGACTCAGACTTTTCCAAATACAAGTGTGTCTTCATCGATTCAATCAGTTTCGCGTCGAAGATTTGTTTCGAATGGTGCAAGAGCCAACCTGAAGGGGCAAGGGCGGACATCCGAGCTACCTACGGATTGTTAGCCACAGAAATGAGTAAATGGCTACATCAGTTTCAGCACATTCCTGACAAAGATATTGTGTTTGTCGGATTGCTCGATCAGAAGACTGATGAATTCAACAAAACAACCTGGGTTCCGCAAATTGAGGGCGCAAAAACATCTCTCGAATTGCCGGGCATTCTTGATGAGGTTATTTCCATGATTATCAAAAAGAATGAAAACGGAGAATTAACAAGAAAATTCGTGTGCCAGACTTTAAATCCAGCAGGATATCCAGCCAAGGACAGATCGGGCTGTTTAGATCTACTGGAAGACGCAGATTTAGGAAAACTTTTAAACAAAATTAAAGCGAAAGGAGTAAAGAATGTTTGATTTTAATGACGTACAAGAAGCAGCATTAATCCCTGCAAATACAGTAGTGAAAGCAAGATTAACATTAAAACCCGGCGATTCACCTACTGACCCGTATCTGAGAACATCCAAAAACGGAGGCACTTATCTTGACTGTGAATTTACAGTCACTGAAGGTGAATACGCAAAAAGAAAAATATTTCACAAAATCGGTATACTCGGCAACCCGACATGGGTGGAAATCTCCAGGCGATTCATTAAAAACTTGCTTGAATCCGCCAATGGTTTGAGCCGTTACGATAAAAGTCCTGATTCTGAGAAGTTCAGAAGACTCGAAAACTGGGGCGACCTGGACGGTCTCGATGTTTTAATTAAAATCGGCATCGAGGAAGGCGGAGAATTTCCAGACAAAAACAAGGTGCTGGCAGTTATTACCGCTGAGAATCCTCTGTACAAACAGATGATGGAAATCCCTTGGTGAAAATTACTGAAGTGACGGCTCGTCCGTCACTTTAAATTAAACAATTATTTTTTAGGAGAAGAAAATGGAAAATACAACACTTTCCAGGGCTGGAGCTTTATTCAATTTTTTGCTGGAAAATTTCGATCCGAACACAAAAATCGGCAAATTAAATTTCGGAGATATTATTGAAATCATCAAATTTTTGGACGGTGAATCAAATGAAAAAGGCTCCGACTAAAACAGAACTCGAACTTAAGCAACGCATGCAAGAAGCCCGAGCGATGTTACCGAAAATTGACGCCAAAGACTGCATTTTGCTTTGGAGAAAGGTTGTGAATCAAGCAGTATCCGACGCTTTTTCCAAAGACGAATCTGTTAGTAGAGAAGCGATCTTATGGTTTTTAAAAGATGAAAAATATTTCAACAAAGTATGCGAGTGGGCGCAGATTTCGCCTCAACAATTAAGACGCAGTGTTTTAAACAAACTCTTCGAAACGGATCCGAAAATAATCGAAAAGGCGTTAACAAAGAAGCTGAAAAAGCCTCTGCCAAAAAAGATTTCTCTTGTTCACAACTCAATCAAACGCATAAATCTGACCGACCCAATAAGCTTTATTTTTGAAAATCAAGAAGTTCATGTTTATGTCGAAAATGAAACTCTATGGTTCAATTTGACTCATTTAAACGGCATCTTAAAATTCGTATACGGCAAAGTCGTAAGATTAGTTGATCTTGATACGTATATCAGTGCCTTTAATTTGGCAAAATCAAAAACTCAAGATCCTGATGTTTTTGCGAACCTCAAGGGAATTTATCAATTAGGCGCATCTTTTAAAAATCAGAATTTAAATTCATTCGCTGATTGGATCAATCAAGGGATTTATAAAAACCATATGCTGGAAGATACTAACTTTTTCTATCTAAACTTCCAGGGTAATGCTATCTTGGCATGGCTACATAAAAAAAGACTTTTTCTGCACTTTTCAAGTATCGGAAAATTTTTCCCGCTGCCTGAAAAAACAACCCGAAAGGAAGCTCAACAGGAAAACAAACATTTCTACGTGTATTTGAATTCGAAACAACGTCAATTCATGGTTCAATCTGACTTGTTTCTTCAAATCATAGAGTCCAGATCTATCAAAAAAAAGAAACATCAAGAGATGAAGCATCAATTAATCAAATGGATTAAAGAACAGCAGCAAATTTTTGAAGAGGAAAACAAATGAGAAACAAGGATAAAATAACCGAAATTTATAATGAATTTTTCAACGCAACAACAAAGAATCCGTTGATTAATCTCAGCTATGCCTGCGAGGTTCTTGATCTGGACGAAACCGAAGCCATGAGAGTAATCAAAGGTTATTTATTTTCCGTGAGAACTGAAATTTTAACAAATCAAACGGGCTTTAAACTTCTTTATTTATACACAATCGAAAAGGAAAGTCTTATGAACATTGATCAAAATTTGAAAGGAGAAAATTAATATGAAACGCAACACAAAAAATGTGCTTACAGAGATTGAGGCAGCGTTTAACCTCCTCGCTACGCCCAATCCTCTGCTAAGCCTCCAAAAGATCTGCAAATGCTTGGATATGCCGCATGAATTAGGGTACAACCTCATTCCTGAAAGCAATCTTTTTACGCCTGATTTCTGCAACGATTTCTTTAAATATTATCGAGACATAGGTCGTCCGTGCGTTTTCCAGATGACCAACCAGGACGGGTTTAAAATTCTGCTGAAATACGCTCAATCAACAGGAAGAATTAAATAAACAGTGAAAGGAGAAAATCATATGAGTTACGAATATATGGAATTTGACGGAACAGAGCCAAAAGTGGATATTCTGAAAATTTATGCGGCTTTTAATGACGGTACTCAAAACCCTCTGATTTATATCGAAACAATTTGTTACAACCTCGATTTGCCCGTAGATGATTTAACAATCGCAATTCTCGGAGAGCATGTGTATACACCAAACCTTAATAATGACTTCACCACCGGCGCCTGTTTCGATCACTTGTTAAAATTCGATCAGATGACAGATTACGAAGGGTTTCTGCGACTCGTCGAATACTCCGAAAAAAGAAATAAATTCCGGAAAGAATTACAACAAGATTTAACTAAGCAACAGAAAGGAGAAAAATAACATGGCTTACTTATTACCTTACCAATATTCAAAATTTCTTAGCACAGAAGAAAACTGGATATTTTTTCAAACAATTTTCGATCCGAATAAGATTCGAGAGAAAATATTAGCCGGACTAAATAATGGTCACATATATTGGAGCGTTATGGATATACACTCTCTTTTTGATGGACCTATCCCCGAAGACACAATAACACTCCACATATATCAAACCAAATATAAGACGCCAAGAATAAAACCGTGTCTTTTCATGGATACCAAAGTTTTTCTCAATTGGTTTTTAGACGCATATCAGAAAAATGGCAGCCATTTCTCACATCGAGAATTTTATACATGCACTCTTTGCTCTTTCTTTGAAACCTTTATACACAAGCTTTTCCAAATTCAATTAGAAATGAAAACAGGAATAGAAAACTTTGCTAAAGACGCAAAAATGTTTTTCGATTTTGAACGGCTTATTGACAAAGGTTGGTATAAAAATTACGAATACCAAACGCCTCTCTCACCAATGCAAATAGAGAAATTCAAAAAAAACGTTTTAAATATAGGAGGTTTTCATGAAGAAAATTGATTCCGAAAAAACGCAAGCCCTTTTTGATTCTCTTTCTTCTATACATAAAAGTGAAACTATACCGTTAGAAGATTTATGCAATGCTTTCGGTCTTTCAATCAAAGACGACGGAGATGTGCTTTTTTCGATACTTGCTGAGAATTTGTGTTATTCCGATAAGCCACAGCCGGTTTCAACAAAATTCGCGTGGTATGTCGATAAAAAAGGCTGCCGTATCCTCGCAAATTATGCTTTCGCAAAGCAAGAATGTTTGTCCACTTTTCAGGAATTATACCGAAAAGGTTATATCAAATCAAAACAGCCGGTAAAGGAGAATAAACAATGAAAACATTTGGTCGCGGTCAAGCGCAGAGAATATACAACATGTACGAAAAAGGTATATGTACCTCGTGCACATTAACAGATTTATTTACACTTTTTAATCTGTCCACAGAAGATGACGGAAACACTGTTTTCGATCTGCTAAGAAATAACGCCTACTATTATGGGAATTTAGCAAGAGAAAATTACCAGCCCGGCCTGTGGTTCGTTAACTTTGAAGGATTTAAACAGCTCTGGACTTACGCAGAAGCCAAGGAAAAGTTATTACAAAGATTCTATTTAGATTACACCAAAAATTATTTCGAAAAACAGGAGGACAAAAATGCATAAAAACATCGAAGAAATCTTGCTGGATAACATAAAACTGCATCAGTATCGCAGAACATGGAAGCAACTTTGCAGATTACTGAATCATCTGGTTGGCCTGCCTTGTTTGTCAAAAAGAGACAGAGACATAATGGAAGCCTACTGGCATATGTTGTTTATTCGAATAGGCGGCGAAAATCATATGAAAAAAATTAAATTCCACGAACGTTACGCGCGCTCGGCTGCTTCAAAAATTATAGCATCAAAAGGAGGTTACAATGATAATTAACGAACTAATCGACCGCAAATTGCTTGAAAAGTATCGAAGCCAAGAAAAGAGAGACTACCTAGGAGCTTCAGGGCTGGGCGACGAATGCGCTCGGAGAATCCAATATCAATACATGCACAAGGAGCCGAAAATCAAGGCAACCACAATAAGAACTTTCGACATCGGGCATTGCCTCGAAGACTTGGTCGCACAGTGGATGGTTGATTCAGGTTTTGGGCTGCGCACTCGTGACGAAAACGATCAACAGTTCGGGTTCTCAACCGCCGACGGCAAAATCAGCGGACACGTTGACGGAATCATTTTTTCCTTTCCCGAAGAATTGGATTGCGCAGCAAAAATGGAGTCTCAAGGTCCTGTCTTGTGGGAAAACAAAACCTTGAATCATCGAAGCTGGGGCGAAACCGCTAAACACGGAGTTTTCGCAACCAAATTTCAATATTACGTCCAGGTGCAGTTGTATATGGCGTATCTGGATTTGGATGTGTGCCTGTTTACCGCATTAAACAAGGACTCATCTGAGCTGTACTTCGAAATCATTGAATTCGACGCCGAAACAGCGCAGAAATACTCTGACAGAGCGGTCGATATATTAAAAGCCATAGAAAACAATGAGTTACTGCCACGTGTTGCAATGGATCCAAACTTTTTCATCTGCAAGATGTGCGGTTTTTATGATGTGTGTTGGAAGTAAGAAAAGGAGGCAAAAATGAACAACGACATACAAATTTTTGATTACTGTGACAACCAGGTAAGAACAATAACGAAGGACGGCGAGCCTTGGTTCGTTCTGAAGGATGTTTGCGATGTTTTGGAACTAAGTGATGCTCATAAAGTTGCATCACGATTGGATAACGATGAGCGGAATAGTATTCCGGTCACCGACAGCCTTGGAAGACAGCAAAACTCAACCATTATTAACGAACCTGGTTTGTATAACGTCATAATGCTTTCAAGAAAACCAGAAGCAAAAAAATTCAAACGCTGGATAACCCACGAAGTTCTCCCATCAATCCGTAAACATGGTGCATACATTACTATCGAAGCAATACAAGAGTATATGTCGAAGCCAGAGAGCTGGATAGAGTTGCTTCAAAAAGTTCGAGACGAGCACCTAAAAAACACTGCGTTGCAAAGCCAGATAGATCGAGATCGCCCAAAAGTCGTTTTCGCTGAGGCTGTCGACGCTTCTGATGCCACGGTTTATCTCGGAGAGTTTGCAAAAATGCTGCGTCAAAACGGAATTGAGATCGGGCAAAACCGTTTATTTGATCAGTTAAAAAAAGACGGTTACTTGCTTAAAAGAAATTTCAAAGGTCATACCATTCCGACGCAGAAAGCCATAGAAAAAGGTCTGTTCAAAATAGAGGAACTTGTAGTCACTCACGATGACGGACATATCTCGCTTAAAAGAAACGTGAAACTAACGGGCAAGGGGCAGTTATTCTTTACTAATTATTTCGAAAACTTAGTGCAAGTTGAGGATGCTCAGGAGAGTTTGAATTATTTGTAAATCAGAAAGGAGAAAACTATGGACCAACAAAAAATAGATAAAACTTTTAAACTCTTGGAGCAAGACTTAAATGAGCGTACATTAATACCTCTATATGAAGCTGCATGTAGTCTGGGCATAGCCAAGCTTTATCATAAAAACCTGGATTCAGTGATAAAAATAATTCAGAATTACCGCTGGTATTGTCCTTTCGATAACTCTCCTACTTATTTTCTTAATTTGGACGGTTTTAGATTACTACATCAATTTACTATCGAATATGAAAAACAGATAGAGGAAAACTCTGCTCTCTTAGAACAGAAGTTAACTGAATTAATTGAGGATTTTTCTAAGAAAAAGGCTTAATGCTTCAAATAGAGAACGAAACATGGAAGTATTACTCAAAGCTTTGGATGACGCCGGTATACCACACCCACCAAGGGAAGTGGTTGTCGGCAGGTATACACGCTGGGGGAAGTCCAAAGAGTTTTACGCAATCCGATTAAGCGACGGAAGCGGCTACTATTACGGCAACTTCAAGGACGCCAATTCCGGAAAAGTTGTGTTTAACAACAACAATCAAAAACCAAATCGCAGGTTAATCGAAGAAGCCAAGAGAAATTTGG